CGATTTTAAACGGGGCGTAGGCTTGTAGTAAGTCTGTCTTAGCTTTGGACTTAGCCTGAATTTCTTCTTCGGTTGAGGTGTGCATGTCATCAATGAGCTGTAAGCCCTTCTGAACAACATCACCTGAGCCTAATATCTTACCAAGAATTTGTAGCATAAAAACTTCCCGCCATTGCACTAGCTACCACAAAGATAGCGTACACACCAATGAGTCCAAGACAGCCAGCGACTATAAGACTTGCATACTGCCATCGTTGGTTGATCTTCTTGATTCTTTCGTTACGTTCTAAGAGCCGTGCTTTTCTGGCCTCTGCTTGAAACTTCACAAAGTCCTCCCACAGACCCGCACGACCATAGTATTGCATCAACTCTCTAAGCTGGTCTTCAGCTTGCTTGATCTGCTCAAGTGCCGCGAACTCTTCAGCGTCACTTGTAAAGCCTCTTTTGTCAGCTTTTAACTTCAGGTCTTCTTTGGCTGTGGTCATCTGACCGATAAAGCCAAAACAGTCAGACAGGTCTTTACCGTTTGCTACGAACTCTTTTACCACACCAAAGGCGGCATTGAACGCGGCAAGTTCGGCTATCACTTTTCAGCCTTGCCTTCTTGCATGAGTTTAAGTATCTGACGAATATCTTGTCTCTGCTCTTCGACCATTTTAAGGATGTGTTTTTGATCCGCATTGAGAACCGCAGTATCTCTTTGTATATTAGATATCGAGTCTTGCATCTGGGCTTGCTTAGATTGCAGTTGAGTAATCTGTGCGTCTGCCTGTTCTTGCCCATTGGCTAGAGTGGTGTAGGCTACGCCGACTGAAAAAATCAAAACAGCGCTTGTTGTAAACACTTCAGCAGAAATTAATTTGTTCCAGTCGACAGCCATATAACCCCCTACCTATTCTTGTGAAGCATCAGTGACACTCTTAACAATAGCGTCAGAAAATGCGGTTTTAGCCGCGTTTAATTGATCGACTTGAAAGCGTAAGTGTCCGAGCTTCTCGTCAATATCTTTGACCTGAGCGACCATGTACTTGATCTCATCGCTCAAATCTTCTGGATTGTACTCTACGCCGTCAATCGTAATCACCACTACCCACCTATCGCTTCGTTAAAAGGTGTCAGGTCTTCGTCAGTCCAGAAGTCCTTTGCTACCATAATTTTCAAGTGTTCTACGTTGCGCGATACGCAATCTGCCCAGTCTTCGTCAGACATACCTTCTGGCTGTCCTGCGTTGAGTAGGTTTACAGAGTCCATAGCAGCGCTGTAGTGCTGTGCGATTTGTTCTGCTGTGATTTGATCTTCCATTTTATGCTCCTTCTAAGGCTTCAATTCGTGCGGTTAATGATTCAATAATAGCTTGCTGTTCTTGGATGGCTTTAAATGCAACTGCGGTTAGTGCGCCGTAGTTTATTCCCATCATCTCAGCACCATCTTCTGCGCCTTCAACAACTTCTGGAATAACAGCTTGCAACTCCTGTGCAATAAATCCTACCTGTGGGCCGTCAATGTGTCGGAATTGATAGCTTCGCGGAGAAGAAGCAAGCACAGAAGCAAGTCCATGTACCGACTCAACAATATCTTTCTTTAATCGTGCATCTGAAGCGTTAGTCCACGCGCCGCCTGTTGATAAATACGCACTTACTGAGCCATCCACAAACCTTAAAGTGTTATCAGAAGACCTGTATATATCCCAATAAGCATTTGTGGTTGGGTAATATATGGTAATTCCTTCTTCTGATTGTATTTTGGAGGTAGTAGTTGCGACACTTCTCCCCACCAAGAAGTTGCCAGAGCTATTAAAAATACCCCTAGGATTCCCATCCCCATCCGACAGCACGATGTGGTTGCTTGAGGTGCGGATGTCGAGGCCGCCTTGGTTGCCATCGTAGCGACCGAGAATGGTGTTTTTAGTTCCTGATGTAATTGCGTTTCCAGAGGCTCTCCCCACAAACGTGTTGTCGCCACCAGTAGTAGAGTAACCAGCGTATCTGCCAATGAATGTGTTGTTGTTACCTGTAGAGTTTGTATACCCAGCAACTTGTCCGATGTAGACGTTTTCAGTACCAGTAGTATTACTATACCCAGCCTGATAACCCACAGCAGTGTTGCTAGAGGCGGTGGTGTTGCTGTTGAGTGCTAAATATCCAATAGCTGTATTTAAACCGCCTGTGGTGTTTGCAGTAAGAGCATCAACGCCCAAAACGGCATTACCAGAACCAGTTGTGTTGTTATATAAAGCATCTCTACCAACGGCAGTATTATCGTCTCCATTGCTTGTATAGCCTGTGCCACGACCAACAAAAGTATTTCTTGTCCCAGTGGTATTTGTATACCCAGCTTGATAACCCACAGCGGTGTTGTTAGAGGCGGTGGTGTTGGAGTAGAGCGCGGAGGCTCCAAGCGAGGTGTTAAAAGAGCCTGTTGTGTTGCTAACAAGACTTTCTTTTCCAAACGCTGAATTTGACGCACCAGTGGTCGTGTTGTATCCTGCCGCGTAACCAACACCCGTATTTTCATTTGCAGTGGTTTGAAAATAAAAGGCCCGCCAACCAACGGCGGTAAGTTGCGTTCCAGTGGTATTCGTATACCCAGACTGATAACCAACAGCAGTGTTGTTGGATGCGGTGGTAGCGGCATTGAGCGCTTGTACCCCCACTGAAACATTTTGTACGCCTGTTGAATTGTTCCAAGACGCATTTGCGCCAACAGCAACATTACTCGCGCCAGTGGTAGTATTTGTTAAGGCCTGATAACCCAAAGCTGTGTTTGAACTAGCAGTAGTAATCGCATCGCCTGCTAGACCACCTATGAGGGTGTTTTGAGTGCCTGTGGTTACTGATTCACCTGCTCCGTGTCCCACAGCTACGTTATACATATTTGTTGCAGTAGCAGGATTCTGAACCTGTAAAGCGGCTCTACCTATTGCTACGCTTCTGCTTCCCAATACGTTGGTTGTTAATGCGCTAAAACCAAGGGCAGTATTTCCAGATGCGGTTGTAGTAGCATCACCTGCGGTGTATCCTATAAATGTATTCTCTTCACCCGTAGTAATCGCAGTCCCTGCTTCATCGCCCACGACAACATTATAATTACCACCCGCTATAATGCTGTTACCTGCGTTGACGCCTGCTCTGAAGTTGCTTGTGCCTGCGGTTGCTGTAGTAAGCCCATCAGCCGTGACTGTGCCTGTTACGTCTATGCCTGTGGCGGTGGTGGCTAGTTTTTCAGAACCGTCATAATAAAGTTCTACATCTGCATCAACTACAGCTCTAAGCATTAGCTCCGTAGTTCCTTGCTTTCTCATTTGAACGGAGTTGCTCCCTCGTAAAAGCAAACTACCTGTTCCTGCATCATCAATGTAACTTTCGCTACCATCATGATAAATCTGTAGGTCAGAGCCAGCACCGAAGATAGCCTTATCACTATCTCCAAAGGTCATATCCCCAGAAGATACAAAGCTAGTCCCTGTAATTGTAGTGCCTGTGATAGCCGCCGCAGTAGAACCACCAATGACTGTGCCGTCTATTGTGCCAGCGTTGATGTCTGCTGTATCCGCCACAAGGCTGTCAATGTTTGCCGTGCCATCAATAAAGAGGTCTTGCCATTCAGCACCAGAAGCACCCAAGTCAAACGAGCCGTCCGCTGAAGGTATAAGGTCTGATGCAATGTCAGCCGTAACAGTTACGGTATCGGTAGCGGCATCACCTAAAACAACATTGCCATTTGCTGTGAGAGTAGTAAAGGTGCCCGCAGCGGGAGTAGTGCCTCCGATAACTGTGCCGTCAATGGTTCCGCCGTTAATGTCTGCTGTGGTGGCGGTGAGGTCTGCCACAGTAACTGTAGGCAACTCTAGATCGGCAAGCGCTTCAACAACCGCTCCACCTGCACCAGCACCATCAAGGTAAACCATCTTAACAGCACCACTAGCAATTGTTACAGTGCTTCCAGAGCCTTGAGAAATAGTAATGCTTTGCGACCCAGTGGTTGCATTCTCAATCAACATTACCCGGCTAATAGTGTTTGGGGCAATCGTTAAGGTTCTTGTTGCTGTTAATGTTGCGGAAGAGGTAACCTTAAAATACATTGCCCGGGCAGGGTCTGTCGCTCCATCAGCAACAGTGGTGGTTGCATCAGCATCTGAAGCAAAACAGTTTTGTGTGCCATAGCCCAAGGCCTCACCAATTAACTCAAGGTTGGTGTTTGTGCTGGTTCCCCATGTTCCAGCCTCATCGCCTGTAGCAATTTCTTTTAATCTAAGATCATTGACATAAGTTGCCATTTTCTATCCTCTCTGTTGCTATGCAACATTTTTCCAATTAGGTGTTTGACTATCGTTAATGAGCAGCCATGACGGACTTTGAGCTTCACTAACATCCTGCCAGTTAGGATCTTGACCCGGAATAACATCACTCCAAACAAGAACGGTGCCGATGTTAATAATAGACTGTGTGCCTGTTGGGAAAACAGTTGCTTTGGCATCTACGGTAACAGGCCCAACTGTTGATGTTACTTGCTCACCAACAACAAAAACGTTTCCAATTCCTGTAACGGTAACGCTATTGGTTGATGCTGTTAACTCTTGGCCAGTAGGAACAACAACTGCTTGGGCATCAACAACAACATCGTTAGTAAATACTGTTACTGACTCGCCGGTAACACTGGTATTTGAATCTGCTGCAACTGTAACGCTGCCCACCGACAACACGCCGGACTGACCAGTAGGGAATACATTGGCTATACCAGTAACAGCAACAGATCCAGCGAATGCCGAAATCTCTTCTCCCGATGGTGTTACAACCGCATTTGCTGCAACAGTGACATCGCCTAGACTTAATGTAACTGACTGCCCAGTTAACGCTACATTGGCTTCAGCAACAACAGTTACAGAGCCTACAGAGGCGGTCGCCTCTGGTACTGCTATACCTTGGCCCCATCCTGCCTCGCCCCAACCTTGGGTTGAACTGCTCCAGCCTTCAAAAGCAACAATGATGCTGGACACTTTCTACTCCTTAAGCAATACGAATAATCGCGTTGCTCGCGTCTGCTGTTGGGAATTGAATTGTAAAGTCTCCGGCAGTTGATGTTTTGTCAGAGCCAAAGTCTAAAATAAGAACCGCTCTATTCGCTGTGCCAGCTGTTGTAGAGGAATTATAAATCATTGCCCCTCTTGCTGTAATTGTTGCAGCAGAAAACGTAAGATCAGCAAAGTCTGTTAACGCAGTGGTGCCAGATGTTGATGGCGTTACATTGGTTAAAGTGCCGCCACCAGAAGAATAACCGCTACCGCTTATCTCGTTACTGGTTGTAAACGCAGTGGTTGAAGCGTCTAGAGTTGCGGAACTGGTGTAAAGCGCCAGCTTAAAAGTGTTACCAGTTCCAGTTGAGGTGGTTGTTCCACCGCCAGCACCATTTGTTAAATTGTGGATGCCCTGTAGAAGCTCTTGCTTAAAAGATGTACATACAGCTTGAGTGATAGCCATTAGATTTTCCTCAAAATTGTTGCTAATTCTTGGTTACCATTGCGCTCCAAATCAACAATGGTATCGGTTTTGTTGCTTTTTATAGCCTCAAGCATATAAGTTTTAATAACATGACGAATGTTGTCTTTGTATGCCTTTGCCTGCTGAACAATCTCTGGGTGATTTTTTTCGCCTACAGAGATAATAGTATCGGTTGCCCGATCAGCCCAGTGATCAACAGAAAGTCCCCCATTGTTTGAGGTAACTACGTTAACGGTTCCTGCCTGTGCAACACTAATCTCAAACATTATGTTCTTGGTAACCTCACTGACCCGGATCTATAACTGTCTGTTGTGCTGTAGCCCTCACCCAATGCCTTAAGCTTGGCTAAGGAATCCTGATATCTTGCAGAGTAAACCTCTAAAAGGTCGGCGCTTCCTTTTAAAAATATATACGACTCAAGCAAGCATGCGTATAACAATGTGCTTTCTGCATTGTCTCCAAGCCAGCTGGTGCCTGTGGCAGAAACCGTAATTGACTCAGGCTTGTGGAAGTAATGAAGCTCTACAGTAAAATTTTGATCAGGTGTTGGACCAACAATAAATGTGTCATCATCAAAAATTGCATAATACTT